ACTCGTCGCGGGAAGGGCAACATCCTGATCGCTTCTGCTGATGTTGTTTCTGCTCTTGGTATGGCAGGCGTTCTGGACTATGCTCCTGCTCTGTCTGGCAACAACGGTCTTGTCCCCGATGACAATTCCTCCACTCTGGTCGGCACCCTGAACGGTCGCGTTAAGGTCTACGTTGATCCTTATTCTGCTAACGTTGCTGATAAGCACTACTACGTTGCAGGTTATAAGGGCACCAGCGCATATGACGCAGGTCTGTTCTACTGCCCTTACGTTCCTCTCCAGCAGGTTCGTGCAATCAACCCCAACACCTTCCAGCCCAAGATCGGCTTCAAGACTCGCTACGGCATGGTCTCGAACCCCTTCGCACAAGGTCTGACCCAAGGTTCTGGCGCTCTGACTGCAAACAGCAACAAGTACTACAGAAGAGTCCAAGTTGCAAACCTCATGTGATATCGGTTCACATATTACCAAGGACCCTTCGGGGTCCTTTTTTTATGTTTACATAAGATGTGTAGTGTTGTATACAGAAAATAAGAGTTGTTGTTAGTCATACCGATTTCGTCAGAATTTGCTAACACACGACATAGATAGTATTAGAATTATGCGAGGTGAACAAATGAACCCTAATTCCATTTATATTATTGTTCCCAGATATGGAGGTGAGTCCAATGCACAACATCACTTCTCGCAATCAACTCGATGAATGGCGTCATTTTGAAGATACTATCGATGAACTTGAAATCGAAACTCAGAAACTTAATGACTACTATGAATGCTTGATTGAATGCGACATGTTAAATCAGTCACAGTGTAAACGTATTTGTAAGAGGATACTCCTATGATTTAAAACTCTATAAATAATAATACCGTGTGAAGGAAGTGACTGAGGGGTCTTGACACCCCTCTTTTTTTATGCTAAATAATTTTATAACTCTGAAACCTACATCATGGATTATAAACCATATTCACCAGAGTGGCATCGTAAAAGGTATCTAAGAGAAGCACTCTATAAGTACCTTGATGATTACGTTTCCAATGAAGTTATTCGTGAAGACATTCTCGATATTCTTACTGAACGTTCAGACTCAGCATATGAGGATTGGAACAAAACAGAAGAATTAGCAGCGATGTTGGAATCTAAATAACACTGTATCTGGTGTAGATTTATGCTCTCAACTCAGTATCGACTCCGTTTGGAGTTCATCTGTAAGAAGATCGCTAACAACGAAGAGGTAAAACTTGAAGACATGATTTGGGCAGAAAAACTGTCCAAGGCAAATACTACTGCTCGCGAATGGTTAAAAAAAGCACGACGCGAATCTCAAGGTATTGAAGAAGGTAGTATAGACGATTTTATGAATAGGATGGGTCTTGGGGACCCCGATCCATCCAATCACAAAACGGGGTTCTCTGGAGCGGATGAAATTGTAGATTGGTTCCAAAGGGATAAACCTGACGACTGGAGACAACGCGACTAATGGCAAACTGGTACAGCGAACAATTAACAAACAACAACTACTTGTCTCCTATAGGATTTCTGTTTATCCTAGAAAAGGCGAGAAAAGTTTCTTTCTTGTGTCAGAAAGCAGAAATTCCCACATTTTCTATTTCTGAAATTCAAGTTCCTACACCTGGTTTTGTTCAGTTAGCATCACCAGATGGTCAATCGACATTTGCAAATCTTACTTTGGATTTCATTGTCGATGAAAATCTAGAAAATTATATGCAGATTCATAACTGGATGCGAGCAATCGCAACACCAGATGATTATGAAGACCGATTTAATTGGATAGATGATAAAGTGGATATTAGAACTAGTCAACCAGGACCGAATACACTTTTAACTGACGGTACTCTGCAAGTATTGAACAATAATAATCAAACAAACTTTGAAGTGAGATTTAGAGATATGTTCCCAATATCTTTATCATCTTTGCCCTTTGACGTTTCTCAAAGCGACAATGATTATTTCACGGCATCAGTTACCTTTAGGTATACTGTATATGATGTTCTTAATGTTAACACGTCAACTAGGAGATGAACGAAAACGATTTACCCGAATGGAAGAAACGTGCTCTTGCTGATCCCAGCGTGAAATATAAGCAAGCGCGTATTATAATGGAAGGACCAAAGTCTTTAACCGACGCTTGGTTTCTTCAAGCAATGAAATTCAAGTATTCTTTTAATAATGAACTTAGAAACACTTCAGGACCAGTGGAAGATTGATTCTAAATTAGATGATGATCTGCATGACAATGATTCCCTAGCAATTCCACAACTTCATATGAAATATATGGAGTTTCATAATACCTATTCATTGATGAAAAAGGATAGGGAACTTGAAATGAAACGTCTTTTTAAAGAAAAGTGGTTGTATTATAAAGGAAAGGCACCGTCTTCAGTATATAAGGAGATGCCATTTGATCTCAAACTTACAACCAAAGAAGAGATCACTATGTTTATTGAAGCGGATGAAGAGATTGGAAAACTTCAATATAAGATTGACTACATAGACCAAGTGCTCTTCTTTTTAGATGGTGTGTTGCGAATGATAAACAGTCGCACTTATCATATCAAGAACGCTATTGAATGGAAGAGGTTTCAAAGTGGGTTCTAATGAATTACGGACTATATTATAAGGAAGTTGAATTCAATCGACATTCCATAAACACGGTACGAAATGCAATCTCAGGTGATTTAGACTGGAAGAAGGGAACAATTCATGGCAGTCATAAATCAACCAGGAGTTCAGAAATAGCATGGGTGAGAGATATGAATCTCTTGTCTATGCTCATGCGTATGTCAAAACAAATCAATAGATCAGCAAACTGGAACTTACATCTTACTGGTATTGAACCTGTTCAGTTTGGCATCTATGGAGAAGGTGATTTTTATGACTGGCATGTGGATCAACATCCAAGACCTGTCAATGGTCTTGTCCGAAAAATTAGTATGTCTCTTTTCTTAAACGATGATTACGAAGGAGGCGAGTTTGATTTGGAGATATATAGACCAGATGCAGATCCAAGGTATAAGACATTTAAGTCAAAACCCTGGTCTGCTGTTTTTTTCCAAGGGGATCAATGGCATAGGGTTCGCCCTGTCACTTCTGGATTGAGAAAGTCACTTGTAGCATGGTTTTATGGACCTCCTTATTCGTAAGAAGAATGAAGTTTATCTTAAAGTTGAAGCAGAACCAGGATTAAATTATGAATTAGCAGATTTCTTTACGTTTGAAGTAGAGTCTGCAAAGTTTATGCAGAAGACCCGACGATATAAAGGTTGGGATGGAAAGATTCGCCTATACTCTCCAGCAACAGGAGAGATCTATTGCGGTCTCATCGACTATCTTTTAGATTGGGCGGATGAAAAAGGATACAAATATAAACTAGATGAGTGTGAATATTTCGGACATCCGTTAGAACAGAACGAATTAATTACTCCCAAGTCGGTTGTAGGGTTCGTAAAATCACTGCACCTACCCCCGAATCTTCAGGTGCGAGATTATCAGTATAAGGCAATTTATGAAGCACTAAAGCACAACAGACGACTGTTGCTGTCCCCCACAGCGTCAGGAAAATCTTTGATGATCTATGCATTGGTGCGTTATCATACTAATGTTAACAGAAATGTTTTAATCATTGTTCCTACTACTTCTCTTGTAGAGCAAATGTACAAAGACTTTGAAGAATATGGTTGGATGGCGACCAAAGATTGCCACAAAATATATGCGGGGCAAGAAAAATACACGGATCATAGTGTAGTAATCACCACTTGGCAGTCTGTCTATAAGGAACCTAGAAAGTGGTTTGATCGGTTTGACGTTGTGATCGGTGACGAGGCGCACCAGTTCAAAGCTAAATCTCTTACGTCTTTGATGAGCAAGCTTCATGAGTGTAAATATCGCATTGGTTTTACAGGAACACTAGATGGAGCAAATGTTAATCAATTAGTGTTAGAAGGATTATTTGGTAGGTGTTCTCAAGTCACCAGAACCAATGAATTAATGAAACAGGGATATGTTGCAAAATTAAAAGTCAAGATTGTTCTTCTGAAACACGAAGAAAAATTATTTGAAGGATATCAAGATGAAATTGGATATCTTATTGAACATGAATATAGGAACAAGTTCATCCGCAATCTTGCAAAAGATCTAACGGGCAACACTTTAGTACTCTTTAACTATGTAGAGCGTCACGGAGTCCCTCTTTACGAACTGATAAATAGTTCTACGGACAAACCAGTCCATTTCGTCCATGGCGGAGTTGATGTAGATGACCGTGAGGAGATTAGAGCATTAACAGAACGTTCTTCTAATGCGATTATCATTGCTTCATACGGAACTTTCTCAACGGGTATTAACATTAAGAATTTACATAACGTTATTTTCGCTTCTCCTTCTAAGTCCAGAGTGAGGAACCTTCAATCTATAGGTCGTGTTCTGAGGAAGGGCGAAAATAAATCTCAAGCAACATTATATGATATTGCAGACGATATCTCCACTGACAGGGGTAATAACTATACCCTCAATCATCTAATGGAGAGAGTCAAGGTATATAACCAAGAAAAATTTAATTATGAAATCATAGATGTAAAACTAAAAGCTTATGATTAATTACGCAAAACACGACGAAGAATTTTACGGGGTATTCAAATTAGTCAGTGGAGACGAGGTTCTCGGCAAAGCTGTGATGACAGAAGATGCAGGTGAATCTCTTGTCTTTATCCAAGATCCTGTGTGTATACAGATTGTCACCAAAGAGGGTGAAGATGGAAAAATGCATCGTGGAATGGGATTTACAAAATGGATGCAACTATCTGATGAAGATTTCTACATCTTCCGTGAAAAAGATATTATTACAGTATCCTCAATGAGTAAAGAAGTAATCTTTATGTACGAATCATTTATCAGTGATGAGGATCCTGCAGCGGGAAAGGCTAAATTAAAAGCAGATCCCGACCAAGCAAGTGGTTATGTGGGAACGATTGATGATGCTAGGAAACTCTTTGAAAAGATCTTTAAAAGTAAGCCTAGTAACTCTTGAACCCTTACATGGTTATTCTACTGACAATTGACACTTCTGTCAAGTGTGCTATAATGAACACAAAGCAATAAGAGTATGAAAACTGCAAGAAAACAAAAACAGCATTATGTAGATAACCAAGAATTCCTTGCTGCCATTATTAAGTACAAGGAAGAGGTTGATATCGCTAAAATTAAAGGTCTTGCGAAACCTCGTGTCAATAATTATATTGGAGGTTGTTTTCTAAAGATTGCAACACATTTATCATACAAACCAAATTTCATCAACTACATGTATAAAGATGACATGATTTGTGATGGAATTGAAAATTGTATTCAGTATATTGATAATTTTAATCCAGAGAAATCTAGAAACCCATTTGCATATTTTACGCAGATTGTTTATTTTGCTTTCTTGAGACGGATTGCGAAAGAGAAAAGACAGTTGGATATTAAAGAGAAAATTATTGAAAAGTCAGGCTACGACGAAGTTATGCATATTGACGGTGATCAAAAAACCGAGTATAATTACATCAAGTCTAGGATCGAATCACATAGTAGATCGGTTAATAGACGTGAACGTCACCGCACCCCCGAATAATGAAAGTCCTTTTAATTACAGACCAGCACTTTGGGGTCCGTAACGATAATCAATACTTCATTAACCATTACCAAAAATTTTATAACGAGATTGTTATTCCATATATCGATGCTTATGGTATAGACACTGTTATTGCGTTAGGCGATACCTTTGATAAGCGTCGTTCTATCAACTTTATGTCGCTGGAAGCAGCGAAAGATATGTGGTTTGATCCTCTTGCAGAGAGGAATATTCGTATGCACATGCTTGTAGGTAACCATGACATCTACTACAAAAACACTCTACGAATTAATGCCCCATCAGAACTCCTCTTGGGATACAGCAACATCACTGTCCACGATAGACCTACTACCATTGATATTGATGGTCTTTCTATACTTCTTTTGCCTTGGATATGTGACGAAAACTACGACGAGTCCCTACGATCTATTACAGAAAGTACTGCTCCTGTCGCTATGGGCCATCTTGAGCTTAACGGGTTTGAGGCTCATCCTGGTCATATGATGGAAAACGGCATGGATCATTCCATGTTCAATAAGTTTAAGAAGATTTTTAGTGGTCATTATCACATGAAATCTAATCGAGATAATGTATACTATCTTGGTAATCCTTATCAACTATATTGGAATGACTATGGATGCAAAAGAGGATTCCATGTCTTCGACACCGATACTCTTAAAACTACTTTTTACAGAAATCCCTTTACTACTTTTCATAAGTTGTATTATAATGATGGGGTTAGTTTACCAGATGATAGAGAATTGGAAGGAACCTTCGTCAAATTGATTGTTGAAGACAAGGGTGATTATACCAAGTTTGATTATACGGTAAGTCAACTTCAAAATATGGGTCTTGCGGATCTTAAAATCATTGAAGATCTCAGTGTAGATCTAGAGAATGGTGGAGTAGTGATGGAAACCGAAGACACAATGACGCTTTTGGACAACTACATAGATGAGATAGACTTAAAAGTTAATAAAAGTAACGTCAAATCTGTTATGAGGTCCCTTTATATGGAAGCATCAGAAATCTAATGTTTATTCTAACAGAAAAAACAGGCGGAGTATATGCAGTTTCCGCCAAAGAAAATATCAGGAAAAAAATCGTACAAGCATTTGAAGAGCGAGATGATGCAGAAAGATATGTTACACTATTGGATGCAGATGACTATCCAGATCAACTAGAAGTTACTGAAGTTGATCCAGAAGTTCTTGCATATAATTGCGTAAATTTTGGATATAAGTATACAGTTATTTCTCCTAATGATTTTGTAATCCCAGATCTATGATTATTTTTGAGTCTCTCCGTTGGAAGAATTTTTTATCTACAGGTGACCAATGGACTGAAATTGATCTGACAACATCTACGTCTACATTGGTTGTCGGATCTAATGGTGCAGGCAAGTCCACCATGCTGGATGCTTTGTGTTTCGCTCTGTTTAATAAACCCTTTAGAAAAATCAATCGTGGACAGTTGGTAAACAGTATCAACGAAAAGGGATTGAAAGTTGAGGTATGTTTTACAATAGGTCGTGATGAATATCGGGTATTCCGAGGAGCAAAACCCAATGTCTTTGAACTTTACAAAAATAACAAACTGGTTGACCAGGACGCTGCTGCAAAAGACACCCAGAAATATCTGGAGCAGTCAGTCCTCAAACTCAATTTCAAGTCATTCACTCAAGTCGTTATACTTGGATCGTCAACTTTTGTCCCCTTCATGCAACTCTCTGCCCCTCACAGACGAGAAGTTATTGAAGATTTACTTGACATCAACATCTTCTCGTCAATGAATACCTTGCTGAAGGATCGTATCCGAACAGCACAGGGTCAGAGTAGAGATTGTACTCATATGTTGAATATTGCTGAAGAAAGAGTAGATAATCAAAATAGATTGATATCGTCTTTGACTGAAGTAAATCAGACACGACAGCAAGAAAAACAAGATAAAATTACTAGTAATAAAACTCTTATTGATGAAAATATTTCCAATAAAAAACAGTATGAAAAAGAACTTACTGAGTTAGAAGATCAGACTTGTAGTATTGACGGGCAGAAAGAACTTTTAACTAGTCTCAGAACTTCTCAGTCCGAAGTTAATACTGAACTGAAACTTGCTGCAAAGGAATTGAAGTTCTTTAAAACTCATGATGAGTGTCCTACTTGTTCTCAAGAGATTGAACCCGCATTTAAGAATGCTGTAATTGGTAGTTTAGAGGGTAAAGGGAAGAGTCTAACTAAGCAGTTTAAAGGTTTGACTAATCAAATTGCAGATGCAATTGCAATTGTTGAAGAATGTGAAGAGATGTCCAAAAAATGTATGGAAGCATCTAGTAGAATTACTAGATGTGAAAGAGAAATCGTCCGTCTTGAAATGGAGAATCTTCAGATCAATAAGGAGATGCTTGAACTACAAACTAAAACTCCTTCAATCGATAAGGAAAAAGAGACACTCAAAAATCTGCATAATGATTTAGAAACCACCAAAGTTAATTGTGGTAATATTAGTAAAACTCTAGATGAGTACGATGTTGTCTTTAAACTTCTGAAAGACTCTGGTATCAAAAGTCAGATTATCAAGAAATATGTTCCTATTTTTAATAACCTGATTAATAAATATCTTCACAGCATGGACTTCTTTATCAACTTCACTCTTGATGAAGGATTCAATGAGATTATTAAAAGTAGATTTCGTGACGATTTCTCATATGCATCTTTTTCTGAAGGAGAAAAACAAAAGATTGATTTGGCATTGCTATTCACATGGCGTGAAGTCGCCAGGATGAAGAATAGTGTTGCCACCAACTTACTCATTCTTGATGAAGTATTTGATAGTTCTTTGGACGCAGAAGGCACTAACGAACTTCTTAAAATTCTTCGCTCTCTCGGGAATGATACTAACGTGTTTGTTATATCTCATAAGGGTGAAATTTTGGTAGATAAATTCCTCCGCACATTAAAGTTTGAAAAGGTAAATGATTTCTCGCGTATGTCGGACGACTCGTAAAGCCTGGAGAATATGGGCAAAAGCACTGGGGGCAAAAGATGGACGAAATGACAGAGAGGCAGATACTATTGCTGGCATACGCACCATTATTTTTGTGTCTTACATGGTTACCAATGTGGCTATCATTGCCAACGCTGTTCGGCATTGGGACAATGTAAAAACTGTCCCCACAGTGAACCATAGTATTGACGACCGTGCTATACTTACAAAGTAATCAAAGAAACGGATGATCAATCAAGAAGTCAAAGGAACCCTCGCAAAATTGCTCGCTACAGAAAACCTTACTGTGGAGCATCGCAAAGTTAGCACTGCCTGTTTTGACGTTGATCGGCGTATTCTAGTCCTACCTATCTGGGAACGTGCTTCTAGCACCGTATACGACCTTCTGGTGGGGCATGAAGTAGGACATGCACTATACACACCTAACATGGATATGAAGGGTGCTTCTAAGGCATTTGTGAATGTCTTAGAGGATGCTCGTATTGAGCGCATGATGAAGCGCACCTATCCTGGTCTTCGTGAAACATTTTTCAAAGGTTATCGCGAACTCTGGGAAGATAACTTCTTTGGTGTTACTCGTGAAGAGTTGCCAAGGATTCCTTTTATTGATCGAATCAATCTGTACTTCAAGGGTAACAGTGAAGTATCTTTTACTTCTGAAGAGATGTTTTATGTGAATCGAGCAGAAACTACATCTACGTTTGATGATGTTATTCAACTCGCTAAAGACATCTATGAGTTCTCACAACAAAAGCAAGAAGAAAAAGAAGAAGATCAAATGAATGATCTTCCACCTGATCCGCAAGCAAATGTAGGTGATGATGAAAACCCTGCTCCCTCAGATAATGAAGTTGAAATTACTTCATCTGATGAACCAGAAGAAGATAAAGAGTGGTTTACTGATTCGGATCCTGAACTAGATCATCGTTCAGATCGTTCATCTGATGATCCTGCAGATCTAACTACCCCTTCTTATGAAGGTGGTAATGAAATTGGAGATCAGCAATATGATGAAACTGAAAGTATCACTGAGCAAGCGTTAAAAGAATCTTTGGAGACTTTGATTTCCGATGATGCTCGCGAGTGGATTTACCTTTCTACTCCTGAAGTTATACTTGATAATTGTCTTGTCAGTGCTAAAGATATTCAAACCGATCTTCATAATCATTTTTATGGACGGAACTTTACTGACGAATCTGCTGAGCAATACTTCAATCAGAATCTTGAATATTCTATGTCTAAGTATGAAGGATTCAAAAAAGATGCTCAGAAGTCTGTAAACTATTTGGTTAAACAGTTTGAGATGAAGAAGTCTGCTGATGAATATAAGCGAGCAGCAACTTCTAAGACTGGTGTTCTTGATACCAATAAGTTGTTCAAGTACAAACTCACCGATGATATTTTCAAGAAAGTTACTGTTATTCCTGAAGGTAAAAATCATGGTCTTGTGATGTTCCTTGACTGGTCTGGTTCAATGCAGCACCAACTTCTTGATACATTGAAGCAAACTTATAATTTGGTTTGGTTCTGTAAGAAAGCAGGTATTCCATTCCGAGTGTATGCATTCCAATCTGGTCATCATCATGAACCCGTTGATACTGATCGCATTGTAATGAAGGAAAATGTTCTTTCTTTCTCTCGCGATTTTCAACTTCTAGAACTATTCTCATCTCGTCAGAATAGGCAATCCTTGGATAAATCTATGGGTTTGGTATTCACTCAAGTGTTTGCTATGAATGGATATCGTATTCCTTACATGGCGAAATATACTTTGGGTGGAACACCTTTGGCAGAGGCAGTAATGTGTTCTCCTAAACTTGTGGCAAACCTTAAGAAACTTGAGCATGTCACTAAAGTCAGTGTCATTTGTTTGACTGATGGAGAATCAAATCCTCTTCAGTATACGAAGCGTATGGATCCTGAACTCGATTATATGAATCGTGAATACAACCATCAGTATCTTTGTCACAGTCATGGTAAGGTGTTTATCTTGCGTGATCCTGTTACTGGATATGCGAAAAAACTCTCCACTTCCGCATATCAAACTACAAAAGAAATTGTTTCTTTCTATCGAGAGATTACTGATTTCAATTGGGTTGGTATTCGTATCTGCAGTAAAGCTGACTTGACCCGTCTTGTCCGTGAGTTTGCTCATGACGAAATTGTGTCTATTGATAAGCAATGGAAGAAAGAAAAATTTGCATCCATCAAAGATAAAGTTGGGTTTGCAGAATCTTTTTACATGCCTGATCGTGGAACAGGAATGGGAACCCTAGATATTGAAGTGAAACAAAAGTCTGAGGTTGCTACAAAGGCAGAACTTGCTCGCGCTTTCAAAAAACATATGGGATCTAAAATGGCAAATAAAACTATCCTCAATGCATTCATTGAGCAAATTGCATGAAATGTAAAGTACAACTCTATAAAGCAGGACACATTTTTGAAGAGATAGTATATGCAAAGGACTATCAGGATGCTAAGGCAACTGCCCTAGCAAGGAACCCAGGAGCAAAGATTACTTGGGTGACAGCAGTGTTCGACTAAATAACTGTCCACCAGACCTGTCCAAGCGGCAGGTCTTCTGCTATAATTAGTCTATCGACAAAACAAACACAATGCCTTTCGCACCAAACCCCGTGACAACCGAAGACCTCGTTCAGTATCTTACTGAGCATGTTGGATCTGAGGTGGGTTGTAAAAACATCCGTGAAGCGTCAAGTCAACTAAACGTATCTTACGCTACTGCTTGCAAACGACTTAAGTCTTATAAATCTGGTAAAGGCAAATGGAATTTGACCGCTCTCGAAATTGAGCGAGCATATGATGCTCCTTCTGCCCAACCTGCTACTGAAGTCTCTTACATTCCTAAAAAAGATGATTCCTACGTCCAGTTTGGTAACTATGCATCTGTTCGCAAAGTTATCGCCTCTAATCAGTTTTACCCTGTCTTCATCACAGGTCTTTCTGGCAACGGTAAAACAATGTCCGTTGAACAGGCTTGTGCCGCTTCAAAGCGAGAGTTGATCCGTGTCAACATCACCATCGAAACGGATGAAGATGATCTTATTGGCGGTTTCCGTCTCGTCAATGGCGATACTGTTTGGCACAATGGTCCTGTCATCGAGGCTCTGGAGAGGGGAGCTATTCTCCTTCTAGATGAGATTGATCTTGCATCCAATAAGATCCTGTGTCTGCAGTCCGTGTTGGAAGGCAAGGGTGTTTTCTTGAAGAAGATTGGACGATATGTACAACCCAAGGAGGGGTTCAATGTTATTGCAACTGCAAATACTAAAGGTAAAGGCAGCGATGACGGTCGCTTTGTTGGAACCAATATTCTTAATGAAGCATTCCTTGAGCGTTTCCCTGTAACCTTTGAGCAGGAGTATCCTGCTGCTTCTATCGAAGAACGTATTCTTCTAAATCAAGGATGTGATGAAGACTTTGCTCAAAATCTTGTTAAGTGGGCAGGTGTGATCCGTAAAACTTTCTTTGACGGTGGGGTTGATGAAGTCATTACCACTCGTCGTTTGGTTCACATTGTTCAAGCACACAGTATCTTTGGTAATCGTTTGACTGCAATCAAAGCATGTGTCAATCGATTTGATGAAGATACCAAACAATCTTTCCTTGACCTTTATACAAAGGTTGACGCAGGTGAAGATTCAGAGTACAATGAGAGCGAAGAAATCATTTGATTATGAAGTACAATGAAGAGGAGCTCTTAAATGAGCTTCGTGATTACATCATTGGCACATACAGTCAGCACTATGCAACTGACAAGATTCAGACGCTAGATCTGATTGATGCCTGTGGTGATGCTGAGGCATTCTGTAGGAGTAATATCCTCAAGTATGCCTCTCGTTACGATAAGAAGGGCACTGCCCGTCGTGACATTATTAAGATCCTACATTATGGACTGTTGCTGTTACATTTCAGCGACCAATCTGCAAACCGTGAAGAGTATCCCAATCGATGACTGTAATTTCCAAACCAACAATTGAAGTCCTGAAGAACTTTTGTTCTATTAACAAATCTATTGTTATCAAACCTGGTAATAAAATCTCTACTCTTAGCATCAACAAGAATATTCTTGCCATTGCTGAAGTTGAAGAGTCGTTTGATTCTCAGATTTCTATTTACGATTTGGGTGTGTTTCTTGGAGGTCTTTCTCTATTCGATCAACCGAACATTGATACTACCAAGACTAACTACATTACCGTAAGTGATCAGTCTGGTCGTTCCAAGACTCGGTATTTTTATGCCGATCCTGACATCATTACTCAAGCACCTGAAAAGGAAATCAGTCTTCCTTCTGAAGATGTGAAGTTTCGTCTTGAAGCACCTACTCTACAGCAACTTCAACGTGCTGCTAGTGTATATCAACTTCCTGATCTTTGCTTGTTTGGTGATGGTGCAAAGATGCAACTTTGTGTGACTGATAAGAAGAATGATACTTCTAATAGTTACATGGTTGAAGTTGGTGAATCTGAAGAACAGTTTTGCTACTGTTTCAAAGTTGAAAACCTGAAACTTCTTGCTGGTGATTATAACGTATCTCTTAGTAAGAAAAATGTTGCTTTGTTCCAAGGCAATGGCATTAAATACTATATCGCACTGGAGCCAAATTCCTGATGAGACACATCCTGTTTACTCTCAAGGGTTGTCCATTTGCTATATCTGATGATGAATCACACATTAGGAATATGTTAGTAAATGCAGCAACTCTTGCTCAGAGTACTCTATTGGATGTTTCTTCACACAAGTTTGAACCTTATGGTGTAACTGCAATTGCCCTTCTCGCTGAATCGCATATCAGTATTCATACTTGGCCAGAGAAAGGAATGGCAGTCTGTGATGTTTTTACTTGTGGTGATCATACTTCACCCGAATCTGCGGTGAGATATATGTATGATATGATGGGTGCCAGTGATATGACTTCTAACCAATTCACGAGACCTTTAGACGATGATTCATAAGTTCAAATTATCTACACATGAAGACTTTAAGAAAAGACTTCTCGATTTTATTTCAAATCAAAATGTAGGTGGTATTCATGAAGGTCCAGATAGTATCACAAAAAGTGATAATTATGTGGAAGATCGACCAGAACTCAAACCTTATTTTGACTGGATCGCAAATGAAGTTGTAGATCACGTTTGTGAATACTATTGCATGAGTTTTATTAGAGTTACTCATGTGTGGTATCAGCAGTATGAAAAGAATGACATTCATCAGTGGCATGTTCATCCTTCATCATCTGCGAGTATCGTGTATTTTGCAGAACTTCCTGGACCTGAATTTAGTACTGAATTTTTTAATCCCGATACTAGAGAACTTGTTAAGTTGGATTGTGAAGAGGGAGATGTATTGGTATTTCCTGCACACATACCACACCGTTCACCTCCATTGACTTCTGATCAAAGAAAGACTATAGTTGGAGTGAACATGGTGTTTGAAAGAGTGGACACCACTAAATTTTTATCATGAACATTTTTGTTACTGATCCCGATCCTATCAAGTCTGCTCAGGTATTACCTGACAAACATATTGTGAAGATGCCTTTAGAAACCTGTCAGATGTTATCTATCGTAGGTTCTAAGAAATGGGGTCATGGTTTCGGTGATTTGCCCAAGTTGGATGGGACACCATACAAGACAGAGAAGGGTGCATTTCGCAATCATCCTTGCACTATCTGGGCACAAGAAAACTGGTCGTGGTTGATACTTCACGGTCTAGCATTATGTGAAGAGTATACGCATAGGTATGGTAAGATTCATAGTTGTGAATCTACTATCCTACATGCAGAAAAGATCTTTCCGTTTCAGTATATTAGATCGGTTAGAGATCACACTTCACCCTTCGTATTTGCAGGACCAGATGAATTCAAACATGATACAACTATCGACATCTTCACTGCATACAAACGTTACATTGCGTCTAAACCTTGGGTAAAAGATAATTACCTTCGTAAACCAGAACGCAAACCCGATTGGATTTAATTATGAATGATTTTTTGTGGGTTGAAAAGTATCGTCCTCAAACTGTGGATGAATGCATTCTTCCCGAATCTGTGAAAAGCACCTTTAAAAGTTTCCTTGATCAGGGAGAGATTCCTAATCTCCTTCTTTCTGGAACTGCTGGTGTGGGCAAGACGACTATTGCCAAAGCACTTTGTAATGAACTAGGAGCAGATTTCTATGTTATCAATGGGTCTGATGAAGGTCGATTCCTGGACACTGTACGCAATCAGGCAAAGAACTTTGCTAGTACTGTGTCTCTCACTAGTTCTTCTCGTCACAAAGTTCTTATCATCGATGAGGCGGACAACACAACACCAGATGTCCAACTACTCCTTCGTGCAAGTATCGAAGAGTTCCAGAAAAACTGTCGGTTCATCTTCACTTGTAATTTCAAAAACAAGATTATTGAACCGCTACATAGCAGAACAACAGTAGTAGAATTCAATGTTCGTGGACAAACTAAACAAGAGTTGGCGGGCGCTTTCTTCAATCGCTGCCGTGATATCCTCCAACGCGAGGAGGTCCCCTTCCAACCTAGAGTTGTTGCTGAGGTCGTTCAGAAATACTTCCCCGACTTCCGAAGAACTCTCAATGAGTTGCAGCGATACGCAAGCACTGGGTCTATTGACACTGGCATTCTGGCGGCGCTAGGTGATGCCAATGTAGACACGCTTGTAGAAGCACTAAAGAACAAGAAGTTCAATGATGTGAAGAAGTGGGTGACACAAAATCTGGATTCAGATCCTACTTCTATCATGCGTAAGCTCTATGACAATCTGTCTAGCGTGATGGATGGTCCTAGTGTTGCTGCAGCAGTTTTGATTATTGCTGAGTATCAATATAAGTCTGCCTTTGTGGTAGATCAGGAGATCAATCTCCTCGCATGTCTGACCCAACTAATGCTTGAATGTAACTTCAAATGACCTCTTTGAAAACTCCTCTTCGTTATCCTGGTGGTAAGTCTCGTGCTGTTAAAAAGATGGCAGAGTTCTTCCCACTTTTTAAAGACTATAAAGAGTATCGTGAACCCTTTCTTGGTGGAGGTTCGGTTGCCCTGTATATCACCCAGATGTATCCTCACCTAGATATTTGGGTGAATGATCTATACGAACCTCTTTACAATTTCTGGCGTGAATTACAGGAAAACGGTAATGAAATTAAGAACGTCCTGCTCCAACTTAAACAAAGGCACCCTGACCCCACTTCCGCAAAGTATCTTTTCTTGGAGGCTAAAGAATATCTTAGCAAACCCATCCGACAGACTACTACTAAGGACCGTGCTGTCAGTTTCTATATTGTTAACAAGTGCTCTTTTTCTGGTCTCTCTGAGTCCTCCTCGTTCAGCAAGCAAGCGTCAGACAACAACTTTAGTCTGCGAGGAATCGAAAAACTCCCTTACTACAGGGATCTCATCGGCAACTGGAAAATCACTAATTTGTCGTACAGTGAAATGATGACCGATGATAAACAAACATTTGTTTATCTGGATCCTCCTTACGATATCAAGTCAAACCTTTATGGTAAGAAAGGAAACATGCACAAAGGGTTTGACCACGACGAATTTTATTATACTTGCGACCGATATGTTTGTGACCAAATGGTCTCTTATAACTCTTCTAATCTCATTAAGTCTAGGTTTATTGACTGGACGCCTTATGAGTATGACCATACTTACACCATGCGATCCGTTGGTGAATACATGCAAGAACAACAATCTCGTAAAGAACTTCTGCTCCTGAACTATGTCGTATGATGAAAGGTATCCCCTTAAGGATTATCTGAACACCATCAATCAAACTAAACAGTATTTGATGGACGAAGATCCTGGTTGGGAAAAGAATTATCCTCCTTATGTAATTAACAAATGTATGTCGCAACATATGGATACTATTATGTGTGCGAACGAAATGAATCAATATCCTGGTCTGGATAAGAAATTGCAATATGATTTCTTTATAAATATCGTCAGACCCCGCAAGAGATTTTCTCCATGGGGTAAGAAACAAAAGGTGAAAGATCTTGAACTTGTCAAGCAATATTATGCTTACTCAACCGAGAAAGCAATGCAGGCATTGCGGATTCTATCTCCTGAACAACTTGAAATTATCCGAGATAAATTGAATAAAGGGGGTAAGACCAGATGAATGAACTTAAAGAAGTTCAGTGGACTAAAGATGATATGGTTGAGGTGAACCTAAAGGAACCAGATGATTTCCTGAAGGTGCGTGAAACTCTTACCCGTATTGGAGTTGCTTCTCGTAAGGAGAAGAAACTGTATCAATCGTGCCACATCCTTCATAAGAAGGGGCAGTACTATATTGTTCACTTTAAGGAACTGTTTGCTTTGGATGGCAAAAAAGTAAACCTTTCTGAGAATGATATTCAAAGAAGAAATCGTATTATCAAACTCTTATCTGATTGGGGTTTGGTAGTTATAACTAATGAGGATTCGGTCAGCGATGCTGCACCTCTTAGTCAAATCAAAGTGATTGCCTACAAAGAAAAAGGCGAATGGACACTAGAGTCCAAATACAACATTGGGAAAAAGAAAAATGATTCAAACTGAACAGGTTTTTGCTCAAGAACTTTATAGTCCTGGTTATCTTTTAGTTGATGTTCCCCAAGATGTTAGGGAGGATATTTCTAAGCATATTAATAGGATTATTGAAGACACTGACTGCACTCGTAATCTCAGAGAATATTTGAGGGGACATGTTGAAAATCAATTTGAACTCCCTGTAGAAGACTCTCTTGAAACGTTTGCACTTGACATGGCGGCAAACTATTTCGCTAAGTTTGGAGAGCATCCTGATAGTGCAAATAGGAAAGATAACAAACTGCCTGTATATGAATTAAATAATGCTTGGGTTAACTTTCAAAAGAAAGGTGACTTTAATCCATTGCACCACCATACAGGTTCTTATAGTTTTGTTATCTGGGTTCGTGTTCCGTACAAAATTGAAGATGAGCAAGCACGATATTCTGATGTAAATGGTAATGAAGCAGCAGCATTTAATTTTTATTATACTGATGCTTATGGTGGTATTGCAAGTGTCAACCTCCCTGTAGATGAAACATTTGAATGGAAGTGTGCGTTCTTCCCTTCTAGGTTGAATCACAGTGTAAATCCATTCTCAACCAGTGATGAATATCGTATCTCTGTTTCGGGAAATGTATTCGCTAAATAGAGCTGCCACGAATGTATATAAATGCCAGAAGAAGTAAAAAAAGAAGAACCCAAAAAGAAGGGTATTCTTGGTAAACTTAAGGAGGCATCTGAAGACAAGGAAGAGCAACTAGCAATTCTGTCTACGTTCGTTAGGTTGGGAATTTTAGTATGGAGTGGTGGCATCCTAACACTAGCGTATGTAGATCTTCCTAAAGCACTTCAGTTCCCCGAACAAGATCTCGATCCGACATTCATAGCCTCCGTTTTTACTGGGGTTTTAGCTACGTTTGGAGTCCAAACTGCGAAAGGTAAGAATGGTAATGGCAATGGTGCTGGTGGCGGGATCAGCAAAGAAGATATGGAGAGATTGATTGCTGCAGCAAAAGAAACTGCACCTGCTCAAACAATTAGAATTGAACAGGCACCAATCAAAATCTCTACAGATGACACTTACAAATTATAACCATGCAAAAAATTATTAACGTACTCGCAGTGCTCTCCTTCGTCGGTGTTTCAGGCATCGTCGGCGGTGGAGCATATGTTTATTTCCAAAGAGATGCACTGATCGAATCCGCTAAGGAGAAGATCGCTGCAGCGGCAGCAGAGGCGCTTACAGGGGCACTTCCTGGCATGTTAGATAGTGCAGTTCCTAAGGCTATGCCTGAGGCGACAACTCTGCCTGTTCCCGTTAAACTACCAGGACAATGAAACCCCTACACTGGTTTGCAGGTGGGCTCGGTGTCATTCTTGGCATTGGGCACATTGGCATGATCGGAATGATTGCTAGTCGCAATACATTTCCAACTATCAATCCACCTGTAGGTGAATATTCATCTTACACCGCAAAGGTTGGTCGCGATGGATATGAGATCGATTACAAAGGTAACGATCCTAAAACCATGGAGGTTGAAAAGTTCGTCGATAAGAAGAATGGATTCTTCGGTATCGGTGGTAAATCTGTTGTAACCTTCAAAGAAGAGTACACTATGGATGGTCAACGCCATCTAGGAGGGAACGGCGAGGGAAAGTTAACCGCTGCCAAACTCGCATGTATCAAAGCGGTGGGAGGTGGCGAACAGACTGGGCGTGTCGTCGGCGCTAGTATGGGTGCCGCTGCTGCTCCTGCTATGACGGGCATACCCTTCGTAGGACCTGTTCTAGGTGGTCTGGTTGCTATCTTCGCATCTGATAAGGGTGCTGAGGTTGGTGGTGAAATTGCTACTGAATTAAGTGAGGACTGTGAGGATGGAGATACCAAAGATTGATATACCCCGTAGGGAGATCGGCGTTCAGCAGATCCCTAGGGTATATACTCCAGACTGGTTAAAGGAAGCACCTACGGTTCTTCCTCCTAATCCTCCAGTTACCAGTCAGATTGGTGTGCCTATCATCAATATGCCTGGGTGTGTTGAAGCACATGAACGAAATAAAGAGTCGCTAAAGATCGATGACCCCAAAGGTGTGAAGGTCTTTTGCGACTCTGGTGTGCCATCGTTCAACCCAATTGACTACGATAAGACTAAACTGAAGTGGCAGCAAGAGAAAGTTGAACCTCCGAAGGTTGCACCGCCAGAACCTCCAGAGACTAAAACACCAGAGGTTCCAAAAAATACTGTACCTGAAATAAAGTGTCCTACAGAAGTGCAGCAACTAGAAGCACCTGTAGGTACACTGACTGATGCTGGTAAGAAAAAAATTGTAGAGTATAGAGTCGTTGAGAAGCAGTGTGTTGCAATCAAAGATGATCTGGAGATAGTAGATCAGGTTATCAAAGCAGTTCCATCAGTAGGACAGGTTACAACTACAGCAGGTATCACTATCATTGCAACTGCTGCAGCAACCGCAACACCATTCTTACTGAAGATTGTTAAACCAATCGTCAAACAGATAATTAAAAAGATCAAGAAGGCACTAGGAAAAGAACCTCCTAAGTT